CAGAAGGATAAATTATACCAGTTTCCACACATTTGACTTTCTTACTTACTGAAGGGCTATTTCGTTTTAAAATTTTCTCTTTTTCTGTAAAATGGTGTATTTTATCTTTTGAAATTTTTATTCCTTTTCTACTTTCAGATAAATGTTTTTTATGTTCTGAAGTTTTAGGTTTTCCCTTATGAGCTTTACTAATTTTTTGTTTAGTTTCTTCAGAATGCTTATATCCTTGACGACTTTTTTTCATTTTATCTTTTGTTTCTTGACTAACTCTATGATTTAATTGACCGCCATAGGTAAGATTATAACCAAATCTATCATCTGTAGTAGAATATTTTTTAATATAAAATTGTTCTCAATAATCTGCTTCTTCTGCTGTTAAATTATCTTTTAAAATAGAAACAGAAAAATTCTTTCAACCATATTTTTTAATTGCTTGATAAAATTTTGGACAAGCTTTGTAACCCTCCCCGTTCGCAGCGCGCACGTGTAAAGGGTTACAAGTTTGACCTATATATCTTTTATTAGAAGGCGAAATATATGCATAAACAATATATTTCTTCATTTTATACCTCCTAATTAGAAATCATATGATTCATCTTTAGGAGCTGTTGGTTTAGAGGTCTGATTGATTGCACTAGGACCCTGTGTGCGGCTTGCCTTATAATCATCATTTCTCTGCTTCAATTCAGCAAGCATATTTTCACGAGCCTGTGCCGCAGTCTTAAGGTCTTCGAATGTAATTGTTTCTTCAAGGCCAAATTCATATGGTTCAACAGCTGCCCAAGTGATTACAAAATCTCTATTAGAAGACTGCACTTCACGTACACTATCTTCCCCAAATGCAGATTCTTCTTTAATCTGTCTAACTACCTGTTCTGAAACAATCTGTCCCTTAACCTTAGTAAATACCGGTGTCTTAGGAGATGCTTCAAGATTAAGGAAATAATTCATTGCACTTTCAGAAATTGCACTGAATTTAACTGGAAGGATAGCTCCACGGAAGTCAAATACACGACCATCAACAATAACCTTTTCAGGTCTTGTCTCTGTTGCTTCCATAGTTCTAGCACCAACAATTACCATGTCGGTTTCAAATGTGCTACGCTGTTTTTCATTCTCACTAATGGACTGAACAATATGAATAAATCCACCTTCATTACGAGGAACAGAAACAAGTTCAGTTGTTCCACTTCTATCAGAATAGAATTCATTAAGACCAATAGCAGAATCAATTCTTACCTTTGCGGCATTTGCTCCTACATCAGGATCTGTATACCAACCAACTTTCTTATCAATAATGCTCTTAAGTGTTGTAAATCTCGCATCTTCTTTGCCGGTTGATGTTGTTGCTGTAATATATGTATAATGCACAGGAACGATATTAGTCATCTTATCATTAGTTGCGACTTCTACTGTACCTGTAATGAACTCTGTACCAGGTTTCTTTGAATTAGGACCAGATACTTTGAGTTCAAGTGAATGCTGGTAAAGAATACCTTCAATACGTGTTGTGTTAATCATTCTCTTTTTCATGTAATCAATTCTCCTTAGTCAATTTTATAATTTTTACCTTTTTCTGTTAAAGCATAAACTGCGGGATCTTTACCAATTTTTTCTACAAAACCATCTGATACAAGTTTGCGAATTGAGCCAGATACTCCTCGTGCAGACTCATAGCCAAGTCCAACCGCAATATCTTTTGATTTTGCCATTTTAATATCATTATCCTGCATGTACTTTAAAATAATTTTACCATTATCAGTAATTTCAGGTTTCTCTTTTTCATTTGTAGCAAGAACTTCAAGATATGCTTTAATTTCATCTGTCATAATACTGTTAGCATAAGTTTCATCATGTTTAATCAAATCATTAATAAATTTTAAAAGTTCTGTTTTCATTTATTTATACCTTTCAACTCTTGTATATATATTATAACAAATTTTTTAATTAAAAGCAACTTCTTCATCAAATACCAATTGTGGAGCATATGGGAGATAATCATGCACCCAATCAATAAATTGATGCCATTCTGTTAATTTATGACCACTTCGTTGATGACAAATAGCACGCAAATTCTCATAATTCATTGTAACTGTTCTTGTCTGTAGCCATCCTTCTGGAAGCCAACGTATTAATTCTTTCCAATAACGTTTATCTTTCGTTTCATTATATTTTAAACGTAATTGTTCAAGAAAGTTTAACATTGGAGTAATTTTACCTTGAATCGAGACGTCTATTTCATAACCTTTAATTTTAATATCTGGTTCATAATCATCAAGTTCAAAACAATCCATTGTAATAGGCGTAGACGCTAATTTATGCATTGTGGAAGTGCTATTGGCGGTTGTGCCAGTTTTATATGTGTCAAACTCCTTCCACCAATATATCGGAGCAGTGATATCTACACTTACTTGAATTTGACGTAAGAATTTCCGGTGTTCTGATCCAGCTCTGCAAAGCCGCATAGCTAAATCCATATCATTTGGACCAATAAACGCAAACTCTACTAACTCTTTTTGGCTATCGCATTTTAATAATCCAGTATTTCTAAGCCATTCAGCATACTTATCTTCACAATCTATAAAAGATCCAGAATCTTGAGCCATGCCAGGATTCATTCGTTCTGCCCATAAATAAGCAACTTCATATTCTGGCATTTGGTCAAAAGTGCTGATACCAAAACAACTATCTGATTTTTTCCAACTAGCGAGTGGATTACGCATTCCATGCAAAGCACCTTCAAAATTAGAAACATGTGTATTCTCAAATTTCATTATAAATTACCACCAAATCCTAAAACATTACATCCAATAATTTCTAAAAATTCATCAATATCATCTAAATACGCATTATTTTGATTAAATTCAGACGTTTGCAAAAAGTCAAGATATGAAATAATGTTTATATTACATCCATAAGCATGTGCCTTTACTAACATTGCTTCTGGATTTCTACATACTAACGTAGCACCATTTTCAGCACATAATGTCATTAAATCTCTTGTTTTACCAGAACCCGGCTCTCTAATTATTTTCTTACTTGTCATTCCTTACTCCTGGAAGGGTGTTAAATCCCCAATCCATACTTTTATAAAAACTAATCCAAAAGCGTTCTCGCTCATTTAATTTTTCTTTTTCACATTCTTCTATAATTTCATACATAAATGACTCAGGACCAAGAGCTTTCATTTCTGTATAAAATCTATTATTAGAAGTAGAAATACCTAAACCTGCTTTAATATGATCTCTTAGACGATTACGCAAATCAACTGACTGTCCAATGTAGCATTGATTTGTTTTCAAATTAGTTATTTTATAAATCCCACAATGTGTTTGTCCTGTTGGGGCAATCCGTCCAAGCAAATCCATTGTCGGCTTTTTATAGTATAATTCCCAAATAAGTTTATTAACAGGTTCAGGATCTTTTTTTATTTTTGAAACAACTTCTTTTAAAACGGCAATATCTTCTTTATCATCTTCAGAAATATCAATTTCATAATATTTCTTTTTATTTTCTTCAAGCAAATTTCTTTTGCTTACTTCAATTGCCGCATTTGCCAATTCTTTTAATTCAGCAAGTTTATCAGAATATTGTGTTATCTCTTGCAAATATGCATCAGTTTTTTCTTTATAATTTTTAGCATTTTCTTCCAATAGCTCAAGATACTCTTTTTGTGCCTGCTCTTGGGCTAATTGATATCTATATCCAGCTATTTCTGCGGATTGAGACATTTTTTCTTGCATTAAATCATAAGATTTTTTATATATTTCATCTGCGGTTGCTTGTGCTTGCTCGGAAATTTTTTTGATATCTGCATTTAAGTCATTTTTAGTATTTTTTAATGCAGATATTTCAGTTTCTGCCGAAGCAACGGCCGCAGATAATTTACCATATTCTTGTTTTAAATTTTCATTCTTTTGGAGGGTTTCTTGGTCTAATTTATGCTTTGGTCGCATTATAATATAACATATAATTAAACCAACAATTAACCCAATTATAGCATAAATAATCATTCTTACCTCTTAAAAAAAGAAGGGGTAGATTCACTACCCCTATATAATTTTAGTTGTTATTACTCAGCGTCGTCAGTAGCATCGGGGTCGAAAGCCATTCCTTCTGCTGTAAGGCTAAGAAGCTTAATTGCCTTATGGCTTCCATCATCAAGCTCGATTTCAGCCGGTGTGCGGACACCAAGACCCTTACGCTGAATAGCGGATGTGAAGATACCATCTACGCTTCTCTTAGGAAGATCAAGAGCAGCAGCGACATCAGCAGCTGTTAAATCTTCGCCATTGTGTTCTTTAAGATAATTTAATACATTCTTTGCATTTTCTTTCATCATAATAATTGTTCTCCTTTTATTTTTTTATAATTATGTAAAAATTAATTTTTATTTAAAATACTTTGAACCATATCATCAATCTCAAGCATATCTTCCAATCCTAAGCTATATTTTGCAGTTAATGATATAATTTCATCTTTAGCGGCTTTTACAGCGTCTTGATCTGCATTTGCTTCTATAATTTTTTCTAAAGCAGCCATTCGCTTCGCAACTTTTTTTCGTGTCGATTTATTTGCCATATGTGTTCCTTAATTTTTACATTTATATTATACATAATTTTTTTTCTTAAAGCAAGAATTTTTCAATAAATTCTTTTTCTGAAATAATTGGTATATTTAATTTTTTTGCAGTTTCATTTTTAGATGATTTACTATTAGCATCATTATTGATTAAATAATCGGTATTTGATGATACAGAGCCCGCAACTTTACCACCACGTTTTTCAATATCATCTTTTAATAAATTACGATTTTTATATTCTTTTAATGTTCCAGTAATAACAATAGTTAATCCTTTTAAATCATTACTTGTTTCTTCTGGCTCAATGAAACTTAAATATTCAGCTACTTTATCTGCTTCTGTATAATCATAATTCCACAGAGATAAACATTTTTCAGAACCAAAAGTATCCCATAAACAAAAATTAAATTTTGACTTAATTAATTCTCTAAATTCAGAATATGTGGTAATATGTTTACAAATTTCTTTTGCTACATTATTTCCAATTAATGGAATACCAATAGCTGCAATAAACTTTTCTAGAGATACTTCTTTTGCGGCACTAATGGCAGAAATAATATTTTGAACTGATTTTGCACCAAATCCAGGTTTATCAATCCATTCATTTGCGTGATTATATAATTCA